ATAACCGCCCAATGAACTACGAACTGTATGTATTGATAGTTACCACGGTGGTGTTCTACCTCGCGTTTTTTGGGCGGGTTTAAATATGAAAAGGATTTTCGCGGCTTTGCTGCTTTCGGTGTTTTTGCATTCGTCTGCTAATGCGGAGGATTATTACTGGGTTACGAGTATCACTGGGAACGCTCGTTTTCCTAGTGCGGTTGCTGCTTTGGCTGGTATGGAGGCGGCGTCCCAGGGCCTGTCTCGATTTGAACTACTATCAAAATATCCTACATATTGGACGTATACGACTTACCGAATCTCCGATGGAGCTTTTAATGGTCATGTGTCAATCACAAGGAGGGGTAATGAATGTCCTTCAGGTACTGAGTACAACGAAGAAACCGGCGGATGCGTAGCGCCTGAAGAACCTAATGCCTGCGAAGCTACCAACCAGGTAACCATATTTCACCAACATAAAAGCAAAAACTCCGTCAGTGACCCTGAAAATATTCCGCCACCCGGTTCCGTGTGCTCCGGCTCTTGCGAATATACCTTCCAATACATAGTCCGCGATGTGTACGTCTACAAGAGCGGCGAGCCTCCCGGTGTCTTTCAGGCGCTGGAGTACAAGGGCAACGGTTTTGAGTGTTCCGAAAACACGCATGTAAACCCCGGCTCTTCTAGCGGCCAGCAGAACCCTGACGAAACGCCGTCGCCTGATCCCGAAAACAAGTGTCCAGCAGGTTACGTCTGGAACGGCACCTTCTGCTCGAAAGAACCGCCAAAGCCCTGCGATCCTGAGGTCGAGGTGGGCGGCTGCGATGACACCCCGCCTGTCAATCCCGATCCGGGCGATGGGGGCGACGATGGAGAAGGCGGAGACGACGAGGGCGACGGAGACGGCAACGGGGATGGCTCCGGTGGCGACGGTTCCGGTGGGGATGGCGATGGTTCGGGCGGTGACAGTGACGGCTCGGGTGGAGACGGTAACGGCGACGGCAAGGACGAAGAGGAAAAGCCGGACTCCAGCGTAGGCGGCGAAGCCTGTGACTCAACGCTTAGCTGTGAGGGTGATGCCGTCCAGTGCGCGATTCTTCGAAAGCAGAAAGAGCAAGTCTGCATGTGGCAATACGGCTCGCTCGAAAAAGCCCAGGTCGAAACAACGCTTAGCGGTCCTGACTACGAACTGAAGGAAGAAACACTCCCGGTATCCGGCCTATTTCTGGAAGCGGTGAATAAGGGCCGCTGGCTACCGCAATCCTGCCCGTCTCCTGAGCGCTTCACTGTCATGGGTCGCCAGTTCGAAATGAGCTATGAGCTTATCTGCCGCTTCGCCACGGCGTTAGGCCCGCTGCTGGTCGTCATGGCCTCCATTTTCTTTGCGGTTTACGTTGGCCGCGCCTTCAAGGGGTGATTTATGCCTGTTGCGCTTCTTCCGATACTTGCCACTTTCCTGGGCTCCATTGTTGCCGGTCTTGCATTTCGGGTTCTGGCAACGCTGGGTTTTGCGTACATGACCTATGTCGGCGTGGGGGCGCTGATCGACTCGGTTCAGAGCCAAGTTCAGGGCCTATTTTCTGCTGTTCCCCCCTCGGCGGCGGCGATCCTTGGCATGGCCAAGGGCGATGTAGCGATCAACATCATGATCGCCGCCGTGACTGCTCGGCTCCTGCTCGCTGGCATGGATAAGGTCACGGGCTCTATCACTGCGCTCGCGCTCATGAACAAGGCGGGTGGCTAATGTTTGTTTTGCGCACGGGCCTGCAGGGTAATGGCAAAACCCTGAATACCATCAAGGAAGTGGATCTGCGCGCCGCCAAGATGGACCGCATTGTCTACTACCACAATATCCGGGGCTTCAAGCCGGACCATGAAGCGCTCAAGGCCACCTGGGTAGAGTTCGAAGATCCGCAAAAATGGTTTGAGCTTCCCGAGAACGCGATGATCGTTATCGATGAGGCGCAAACCTTCTTCCGGGTTAGGCCTAACGGCTCGGCTGTTCCGAAATACGCCTCCGCGCTCGAAACCATGCGTCATAACGGCCATGAGCTGCATTGCATCACGCAAAACCCCGGCCTGCTCGACAACCACTTCCGCAAGCTGTGCAACTCGCATATTCACTACGTCCGCGGTGGCAAAGGCAAAGTAATCAAGCGCTGGGAATTTGAGAAGGTGTGTATGGCCGTCGAAACGCCCAAGCGCGACTTCTCCAATGATGGTGAGGCGACGAGGATCGTGCTCGACCCGAAATATTTCGGTGTCTATGAGTCCGTCAAGGAAGGCGCGTCCCACCATATGAAGTTCAAGCCCCCTCGGGCCTTGTTCGTCTTCGGAGCCTGCGTTCTGTTCATTGGCTACGTGGGCTATGGCGTCTATGAGCGTCGGATCGCGCAGCCAGAAGAACCGGTACAGACTTCCTCGCAAGCGTCATTGGGTGCTGAGCTTGGCCAGCCTCTCGCGCCGGACAACAGAGCCAGCCGTGGTTCTCCCGTGCTCACGGCGGAACAGTACGTCGAAATGCGGGTGCCGCGATTGCCCGATGTACCCAGCTCGGCGCCCATGTACGACGAGCTAACCCGTCCGGTGGCCTATCCCAAGCTGTCGTGTGTGTCCTCGGCGGATTCGGAGTTTGTAAACCGCAACCGCAACCGGTTCGCGGTGGGCATCCGTGATGGGTCTATTCAGGGCTGCCGCTGCAATACCCAGCAAGGCACAAGGGCAGTCGTCTCATTCGATGCCTGCATGTCCTACGTCATCGATGGCGCATTCGATCCTGCCAAGCCGGATCGCGATGCCTATGCCGCGACCAATTCCAGCATTCAGCCCTATCCGAGCCAGCCTGTTTCGCCTGCCAAGGCGGAGTACGTCCCTCGGCCTATTACGTCCGTTGGTGGCAGCAAACCGGGGCACCTGTGGTGATGAGCTTGGCGACCCGGCGCCGTGTGCGGTTTGCCGAGGCACGAG